GGTCAAGGTGATAAGCACCTTCTTCGTCAACTCTTCCTCTTTTACCATAATTCTCTAATAAATGAATTGGTTGTTTTTCTGTTAGGTGTCTTGTTATCTTTGAATATAATTTAAAGTCCGAAATATATTCTTCTTTTATCCATTTGCCAGAAGCTTCATTTGTTTTTCTTTGAGTGGCTGATTTTTTAAGTTTTATATCTTCTCTACACCAAGGAACTGGGCCACCATATCTTTTTATGTTTGTTTGTTTTCTTGGTTCTTTGAAGGATTCTATATAAGAAGGACAAGATAGAATCCAATCATAATTACATATTTTATTATTAGATATAATTGTTTTGACTTTCCAATTATCCCAAAAATCTTTATACTCTTGTTCAGATAGGTTTTTATAAAAACTCTTATTCCCTTCTGAAATTTGTCTCTTTCTGACTTCTCTATCTGTCTCACTAAGATTTTTCCAAGAATTTTTGGCAGCATCACTTAATTTGTTTATATACTTTTCATCTTTTGCTTTATAATTATTAGCACATTTTGCTGAGCAAAAAATTCCTTCTTTTTTAGTTGGAACAAAATTTTTATTACACTCTAGGCAATTTTTAGAATATAATTTAGTATAAAAATATGTTGAGACACTTGAGTTATCTTTGAATGTCTTTGATTTTATATTGAAGTATTTTATATAAGTATGTATTTGGTTCCTCTTCTTTATATCCTTATATAGCCAGTAAAAGGCTGTTTCTTCATCATATTCATTATAAAAATACCAGAATTTTAGTTTATTCATTACAGATTTTTTATATGATTTGTTTGTTTTTAACTTATTGTAGTCTATTTTTATATGCTTATATTGTAGTAGTCTCATTTTTGCTCCGTTTTAGATAACAGAACCTAGCGGGGTTTATTATCTTTTTAATTATTTATATTTTTTATATATACTATGCCTAAACCCCGCTAGAAGAAAAACATAGTATATATAAAAAATAATGGAGGAACTCTCATCCTCCTTGTTATTTTAAATAATAACTAAATTTTACTTAATAAGCAATAATCCTAAGATTATTTACTTAAAAGGCTATCAGAAAAATCAACTGCAAAAGTTCTTGCATAAAGACCAACTGTATCTTTAGAGTTCATTGGATTTTCTTTAATACCATATCTCGTGTTAAGGATTATCGCTGGTTGACCACTCTCTGGGTGAACAACTCTAGTGAAAGAAACTGGAACATACGGTGCGTAGTAACCAATAGCATCCCTTCTGTCAGTACCTTTGTAAAGAACTGTAACATATTCACTTGAAGCAAATGCATCCATAACAACTTTCATTTTGTTAAATGTACCGATAACAGATACACCAACAGCAGTAGCATCAACAGTAGAGCTATTATTAATTGGAGTATATCCTTTTACTTGCTCAAGAACTGTAGCAACTTTTGGAGAAACGATAAGAACATTACCTGCACCTCTTCTAGTTAATCTAGCAATTTCTCTTGATTCATTAGCAATTTTAAGTGCTAAGTGAGCCATACCTTCAAGCTCAAATCTTCCAGAACCAGAAGCATCAGCACCACCAATTTTAAAGTCACCTGCAGGAGCAGCCCAGCTGTTTACTTTACCAACAATTTCTCTGTCAAGTTCATTTTGAATTTCAACAGCCATCATGTTCATAAGTTCTTCATCAGCATTAAGACCATGCATAGATTTTAAATCTTGGTACATTTCAACAGTATATTCTGCTTTAAGTTTTCTAGATTCAACACCAATTTGTGTTTGAATAATATCAAAACCAACTTCTGACATATCATAACCAAGTAATTCCGCTTCGCTTGTTGGAAGTGAACCAGTATATCCTTTAAGGATTTTTTGGAAAGTTAATTCGTTAGAGTAAGTAGCAGTAATTGTACCGATTTCAGTATCAGCAGAATCATTTAAAGTAGCAGTTGCAGAACCGATTTTAGCATCGATTAAGAAAAAGTTTTCTTCAACATAAATTACAGTAGCTTCAGCAGCACCAACTTTAACAACATCACCCTTAACTGGAGCAGTACCTGTAATAGCTACTTCAATAATTTGTGAACCTGCGATTGGTGAAATTCTACCACCAGTTTTGTCAGCAGCATTAGCACCCATACCTGTATATCTAAATGCAAGTGTATAGATAAATCCTGTAGGACTTGTAAGTGGTTGAACACCAACTAATTCATTAGCAATAAGTGCTGGTTGAACTCTTCTTGCAAGTGGCATAAAAATTGGAGTAAATTGAGCAACGTCAGTAGCAATTGTACCCTCAGTCATTAATCTAGCTTCCTCTTGAGCCTGGTTCTCTAGTAAAAGAGCAACATTTGATTTTTCGCTAGCCTTGATAGCTGGCATTTTTGCTGATTCTAATATATCAGCATATTTTTCTGTTAACATTACGTTTTCCATGTGTATAATCTCCTATTTGTTATTTTAATTATTTATAAATTTATATATAGTATATTAGAATAAGTGACTTGCTTTTGTAACGTAAGCAGAACCTACATTTTCAACAATCATTTTTTCTTCAACTTTTTGTGCTTTTTCAGCAACAACTTTTTCGCCTTTAACAGATTCAACAAGTGTATCCATTTTTTCAATGAAATCAACTGGGTTATTTTCATCAAACTCTATAACTCTTGCAAGTTTAAGGAATTTATCTCTTTGAACAGCAGTCATATCTTCAGCAGATTCTTTTACAAGACCTGTTTTAAGAAGTTCAGCGTTTCTTTCTTTAAGTTCCATGTTTTCTTCCATTAATTTATCAGCAAGTGCTTCAGCAGACTCATTAGTTTCTTCTTCAATTTCTTCTTTAGCTTCGGCTATTTGAGCAATCTCAACACCAGTAGCTATCATTAAAGAGTTAAAACCTTCAAGAACGGCATCGTATTTTTCTGATTTGATAGATTCTTCTATCGCAAAAGTGTTATCTTCCACAAATTGCTCTACTACTTTTTCAAGGTAAGCATCAAGTGTGTCTTCTAGTTCAGCTTTCATTTCTTCAAGTTGAGCCATCATATATTCTTCATATGCTTCTTCCTTGCTTTCTGCTAATTTAACAGCTTCAACAAGTACAGCAGCATCAAAAGATTCAGATAATTCTTCTTTGATTTCTTCAGAAATATCTAAGCTTTCTAAGATTTGTTTCATATTATTTCTCCCTATGTGTTTTAATTTTTATCGATAAAAATTATTAGTTTAATGACTTTTCGGTCATTTTTTATCGATAATTTTTTATATATAGTATCTTATACTAGATTTATTTATATTTTTATTTTAGAGGCTTCAATGCTTCAATGAGCATTCTAGCGGCATCTTCATCTAACTTCGGTTTTCCATCATCAGAACCTTTAGGATTCTCAAGATAGTCGCTAATATCTTCAACTAATGACGATGTTTTTTCAGATATAAAGTCATCAATGCCGTCAATAATTTCTTCCATTTTTTTGTCTTGGTCTTCAACAATAGCTTTAAATGTTGTTTCCATATATTCTGCCATTCCTTCAATTATTTCTAATTTAGCGTTTTCAACAGCTTCATTAATTTTTTCTTGGATTGGACAAGGTTCGTTATTTTCTTTTGCTTCTTGTATTTGTTTTGTAGCAATGTTACATGCTTCACCAATACAACCATTTTCATCAATCTCAAACTCTTTATCAAGCATTACACCGTTTTCAAATGTATAACCTTCAACAACACCATTAAGCATTGCGTTATAATCACTTGGCATATCAACTGCATCATAAGTAATTAGTTTAAAATCTTCAACTACGCCAGTAGCAGAAACCTTACCGACTCCTCTTGATGAAACACCAATTTTGATGCCTTCCTTGATAAGACCTTTTAATTTGTTAGTTTGCTCTGTGTTATCATTTAGGATTTTAGCTTTCCCAACAACATTACCTGTTTCATCCAATTTTAATTCGACAATTCTCATTACCGCTTTTAAAGGATCGACTGTACTTCTTGGTGGATGTTGCCATTCTCCTAAAGTATTTACTGTTTTGTTTTTGATTTCTGTTTGATATTTCTGTACTTCTCTTTCCCAGATTGCTCTTGAATAAACTCTACCATTTCTATTTTTCTTCTCTGGTGTAGAGAAAATTCCAGAAATGTAGTAGTTTCTTTCAGTAGCACCTGTACTCTCATTGATAACTTCTTCAATTGAGCCATCAAGTAAGAGAGTATCTTCTATGATTAATTTCATAAATGCCTCCTATAATTTTTTAAGTTCTAAACTTGTTATTATTTATAGAAGTTTAATCCTCATCAATTCCTGGTTCATCTTGAACAATAGAAGGCGCTGTTGTTTCTCCTGCCTTAGCAAAAGCATCTTTCATTTTTTGCATTTTCATAAGCTCTTCACCAGCATCTTTAATTTTTGGGTTATTTCTGAGTTTATCCTCTAAGCTTGTTTTAACCTTATCAGCAAATTTTGAAAATTCTTTCTTTTCAGCATGACTGATAACCTCTTTAATTTCATTTATTGTTTCCAATTTTCATCCTTTATTATTTAGTTTATCGTTATTATTTATATATACTATATCTTACCAAGAATCACCATCATCGCCATCATCAGAATTATAAAATCTTGCATATAATGGATCTTTCTTTTCTTTTTCTAGTTGATCCGCCAAATCTTTTATATCGTCATCTGACATTTTAAAAATCTCCTTAAAAACAAATTCATGACTGAAATATTTCCCTGTTAATTCTTCAATATTATTATACATATCGATTGCTTGAGATAAATTTTCTCTCTGCATTTTCTGAAAAAACTGATTTTCTGCAACAAATTTTATTTTCATATTAGGTAATAATTCTTCCCATTCATCTTCTGTTGCTATTCCTTTTGTTATTACTTGCCTTTTAAGTAATTCATAAAATAATTCGAGGAATTGGTTTCTTAGTCTTGATATGAAGTTAAAGAATTTTAATTCTTCTCTCTTAATAGAAGTTGTGTCAAAATCAAATTCTCCTTCTGCCGGGCCTTCATCATTGATTCTATCAGTAGGAACTTTCAATGCTGTATATAATTTTCTTTTGAAATAAAGAACATCGCCTAATTCTCCAAGGTTACCAGTTTCATCAATTGTGTCAACAGTGGTGCCTTTTTCTCCACCTCTATTTGGGAACCAGTAATCTTCGGTTAATGATGCTATATGCTGTTGATTTGAAATAGTTCCAGTCTGTAAGTCATAGAATTTTTTATACTTAAATTTAGCCTGATTTTTCTTCATCACTTCTTCGGCTTTTTTATTGTTAAGGTTAGAAACATCAACATTAAAAACTCTTCTTGAAACTGAACGAGTAAATCTCATAGGAATAAGCATATCCTCAAGTGTATTGAGCATATTTGCAGTTTTAATTGCAACATGTAAATTACCTAAAATAACATTTTCATTATAAATTCCTGAATCAATCCTAATGATTTCTTCTCTATCAAAATATCTTTCTTTTTGTAATTCTGTAGAAGCAAATTGATTATTTGTATGAGACATGTCTACATATTCCCAAATATTTTTTGAATAATTAAAAATAAGATTAAAAGGAGTAAGAATGCTTAATTTTTTTATACCACCTCCTAAATCAGCTTCATCATAAGCGCAATGAACATTTAGTTGGCCGTCAATATAAAAAGTTAAAAACATAGAGTATATATTTTTTTGGAGCTTAATCTTATTCATAATATCTTTAAGTTCTTGGGCAAACTTATCTTTTACTTCCTGAGGTATTTCATTACCAAAATCCATATTTAAAATTTCATCTGCTCCAGGAGAAAAAATAGCCTCATCGACTATTTCATCTATGGCATCAGAAACTTCTGGTGTACCAGCTATTCTTCTATAAGATTTTATTAACTCATTTTGTAATTGAGTCTGTTTTTGTTTTTTTGATGCTTGACCAGAATATATATTCGTATCGCCTGTATCAAGAAAACCAACAGGGATAATATCTTCCAATGAATGTTCTATTTGTTCTGGTGTCGGGTTGCTTGATAATGTATCAATGTCTTCAGGGGCAGACAAAAATGGTTTTTCTAACATTTCAAGTAATAAATTCTTCTTTTTCATATTTCACCTTTTTATAAATATTTATACAATAAAAAATAAGGAGACCTACATGGCAATAATTAAAGAAACAACACAAGTATTTTTTGGAGGGATTAATATCACTCTTATAAAAGGTAACGAAATTCAAGATAATAGTCCGCTTGTTAAAGCAAAACCAGAATTATTTGAGGTAAGTGAAGAAAAAGTAGCTAAAAAAACTAAAAGAAGCAAAAAAGCTCAGAAGATTGAGGAACCAAAAGAAGAACTTTTAGTTGAAGCACCTGTTGCTGCATTAGAAGTTACTGAGGAAATTACTGAAGCACAAGAAGAAGCTGAAGCACCTGCTGAAGCAGTTGAGGTACAAGAAGAAACTAAGCCAAAAAGAAGAAAAAGAAAATAATTCTTAATATAAAAAGCTCAGAGAATGAGCTTTTTATCCACCTTTCCTAATATTCTCAATATCAGGAAGCATTCGAAGATTCTCTATCGACGCTATCAAATGAATAAAAATTATATCATCCATATGATAGGCATCATTCTCTGTTACAAATCCCTTTTATGATAATTTTTTAATGTATTTAACGGATGTTTTTATGTTTAATCGTCTGACATTATATCTATATAGTTCCCAATCTGACATTTTACTCTCAGAAACCCATAATCCTCTTTCTTCCATAGTCTTTCGTTTTTGAGCTACATCTGCATTATTGAAATTTTCATCACCATATTTTTCTAATTTGGTTTTTCTTTTTATATTGATTATATATGGTATATTTTTTTCGTCGAGGTTCAAGATATACCATATATAATTAATATAACCTATTATATATAATTTTTGATTAATAAATTTAGGTATAACAAAATATTATACCTAAATTCCAAAAAGACTACTTAAAGTAGTCTTTTTGATTATACGAAGATTTCTGAGAACTCAACGCCAGTGCCAACGGCAACAAAGTTAAGTGTAATAAACTCAGCTACTCTCGTAGGCTTGATTGCTATATCACAAACGAATTGATTTGCATCAATAACAGCAGGTGTGTTATTTGTTTCGTCACATCTAACATAGAAGTCATAAACTCCTCTACCAGCTTTAACACCTTCTAAGAAAGGTTTAATTGTACCAACGAATCTGTTTCTTGTGAAACCATCATTGAATTCAAATAAGTAGTATTTAGCCATTCTTGAGATAGCTCTTTCAAGTGTATTGAAAAGACCTCTAACATTAATTCTATCAAACGCAGATGGTTTAGATTGAAGTGTTTTTTGACCCCATACGATTGCATTACCTTGACCTGGAAAACTAACAACTGGGTTAATTTTATTTTTGTAAAGGAAATCTCTTTGACCTAAGTTAGGATTAAAAGCGATTTTTTGTGCATTTTTTATTTGACCTCTATCAAGACCAGCAGATGCCCACCAAGTATTAAGACTTGTATTTGTATCAGCTCTAAGACCAGCAACATCACCAGCGATAGATACCCATCTAAATTTGTCGTTGTATTTGTCATATTGGTATTTGTAGTTACCAAAAGTAGCACAATAACTATTAGCAGTTGAAGCGTTATTTAATTCTCCATTTAGAGCATCAGCAATAAGATTTTCAACAATTTTAGCTGAAGGAAGACCAACAACATCTTCAAATTTAGCACCAATAAATGCTATACAATCTGCTCTTTCAG